TGAGCGCTGCTTTGGTAAGTGTGTTGCCGGTGGTGTTGCCAATTAATAATTGCCCATTGGTATACGTTGTTTGCCCGGTCCCACCATTTGTTACGGGTAATGTTCCTGTTATACCGTTAGCTAAGTTGATTTGATCCCATTGTGGGTTATTACTACTACCGGTATTGGCGAGATAACGTGTAGCCGTTGTGCTCTTCGGGAGAAGTACGAAATTATCTGTACCAGAGGCATACAGAAGGTCACCCTGTGCAGAACCTAATCCAAACGTATCGATTGACGAGCCATCGACGTTCACAGACCTAGCCGCTGTGTAAGTCACGAACACATCTTTAGTGCCAGCAGAAAAGTTTGTTTTTGTTGGTGCGCCTGCGCTAGAAGCCAGCACTGTGTCACGGGAGAGTGTAGTACCAGAAACGGTATAAGTGCCGATACCCACTTCCCACTCGGAAGTGCCCTGACCAGCAATCGTGTAGTAGGTCGTGTTGCCGTTACCAATGACAGAAAACGACTGGAACCCAGTAGCAGGACCGGCAAGTGTAATAGTGCCTGTGCCGGTAGAAGTCGTTGTTTCTTTAACTCGATCCGCTAATACTAAAGGCATATTACCCTCACACCGTATCTATTTTTTGCCAATTACCAGACACGCTAGTGTCAATCTCATCCCAGTTTGGCGACGTGTTGCTATCTATGGCTTGCCAACCGGAAGGCGCGTCTGATTCAATTAACCCCCAACCCGGCGAAGTGTCACTGTTTATATTTTGCCAGTTAGGAATCTGTCCGTCGTTAATCAGTTCCCACAGGTACCGCGCAAAATTAGAATCAAAGAACCTAGCCTGCTCTTGTAACGCTGCAATAAAGTCAGCTGACGCAGCCTGTGTGCTACTGAACCTGCCCTGTTCTGTAATACTAGCTACAAAATTTGCTAAAGCTGATTGTGCGTTGCTTACATTTACTTCTTCAGATACTGCACCTACAAAATCAACCTGTGCTGCTTCTGTATCGCTAAAGTTTGCCGCTTCATTCTGCGCTGCGACAGCTATTTGTCTTGCCGCGTTTATTGCGTCAAACTGCGCGTCTTCATCTATATCCGCACTAAAGTCTGTCTGCACCGTTAGCGCAGCATTAAAATTACTTTGCTCAGCAATCAAACCTACAAAATCTGCTTGTGCTGCCTCGGTGATACTTACTTCTATGTTTTCGCTTACCGCACCGTTTGCGGTCTGTAGTCCAGTATTAACAGCGTTAAGCTGAGCATTTTCGTCAATATCTACATTCAGAACCGCCTGTGTATTGACTGTGCCCGCCGCGTTAACTTCTTCGTCCTGTGCTGCTGCAAAACTAGCCTGCACTGACTGTGTTGCTGACGCATCTACTTCTTCCGCTATCGACCCAAATGCCGTCTGTACACCAGATACCGTGCTAACCATCGCAACACGGTCTTCAACAACATTGATAAGCACCGCAGCAGCAATATTTAAGTCATAAGCCTCTACTGTTTCTGCAACTTCCCCACGGCTCTGGTTAATACCATCTGTCGCCGCGCTGAAATGCCCTTCTTCGCTTATGCTGCCGTTTGCTGTTTGCGCACCGGATACTACTGCACTAAACGACCCGGACTCTGCTACGGCACTAACAAAATTAGCTTGGGCGGCAAACGTGTTGCTAAAGTTTATTTCTTCGGACGTAACAGCAAACGCTGTCTGTAGTCCTGAAACAACAGCGTCAAACTGAACATCCTCATCAATCTGCCCGTCAAATACTGTCTGGACTGCTACTGTTTCACTAAAGCTTACAGCCTCCGCGCTGTCAGCAAAAACAAATCGCTCATCATCCGAAACGGCGTTAAAGTTTACCGATTCACTAATTACCCCTACAGCGGTTTGCAGCCCAGATACAGCATCGTTAAGCTGCGCATCTTCATCGATGTTTACTGAGAGTAAAACAGCCGCAACTTCTGTAGATGAAACATTTACCGCCTCATCAATACTGGCAAATAGATTTAGCCCGCCGACTACAGGTAACGCGGAAAAAGGCGCTTCTGAAAGAGCTGAAAACCCAAACATGCGCCTTTACCTTTTACGCAGCAGTTAGCTGTGCCTCTTCAAACCAGCGTGATTGCACAGCACCGTTAGCATCAGTCCATGAAATCAGGTAATAGAAATTACCGTCTTCATCCATACGTAGGGCTTCAACCGGCCCCTGCGGAACAGCGACAGCTAGTTTTACGGTGTCGCCTTTTTTAAACGTAGTAGCCATAACTGCTCCTTAATTAAACAGCATCAGCCGAGAAGGTGTAAGTGACGTTCAGCGTATCGCCGTTAGCCACGAGCTTGTCCCCACCGGTAAAGTCACCTGCTGAAAACAAGATGCCCGAAGTGCCCGAAGCAACAGACGCCAAGAACGCACCTGCAACTGTCGTAGTGTTATTGATGTTAAACACAGCAGGGCTTGCCGAGTTGTCGATTACGGACGGGTCAGCGGTAGTAGCCGTACCAAACGTCACGGATTTACGACTGCCGGAATAGTTGGTATCTTCAGTCCAGCCAGCGTGGGAGGCTAACGTGTCACCTGCGTTATATGTGGTTCCTGAGCCGGGGCCAAGCACCAGACCAAGATACCAAGCAGCGGTGTAGCCCGAAGCCTTGAAGTATTTGGTGTTCAAGTCTTGCAGACCTTCGTTAACGACGAGATTGTGGAACTCATCTTCCCACTTCTTTTGCCCGTCAGGACCAAAGCACTCGACCTTGAACACACCACCAAACTTGACGCGCCCATCGCTATGCGTGAGTGCGCCCACGCCAGCTTGAACAGTCTCACCCATTTGCGATTTTGCGATAGGCATGATTACCACTCCTTATGGAAAGCGAATTAAAGCCGTCGTAGCCGTATTTGCTGGCAAAGTGACGGTATTGTTAGCTGAAGTAAACGTCTTGTCCGAACCGAAGTCCAGCACTGCTACGGTCTTGTTACTGCGGGTAGTGTTGTAAATCAAAGCACCACGAGCCTCAAAGTTAGCACCGGGCCACGACACATTGTTGAAATCCACGTACACCGTGCCAGCGTTAGGGCCGGTAGTCTCTGTGCTAATAGTCACGCCCGTCATGATTACGCCACCCGCCGTATAGCCCGTACCAGTGATTTCATTCGTTGTGGTGTACACCGTGGTCAACGGACCAATATCAGAAAACGCTGTGTACAACGCCATCTTCAGGGTGTCGGTTGCCAAGTTCTGCCCCGCTTGGAGCATCTCCTGTTTGAAGCTATTCGTTAGGCCCTGTTGGATAGGCATTATGGATTCACCCTGTTGTGTTTCTTGATGTTATCTAGCCACGGGATAACCTGAAGATTTGTTGGTACGTGAAGCCCAGACACAACCACACCCTGCAACGGTAAAACATGGTCAACATGCCAACTAAACCCAAATAGTTTGGTTCTTAGTTTAGCAAGTTTATATGCCTCCCGCATCATCCAAATGTCTTCTTCTGTCAGCCATTTCGGGGTACGTTGCATCTTTGCAGCCTGCCTACGACGTACGTACTCTGCCTGCACATCTTTTGTTTTTTGCCGGTAATTACGCATTGTCGCCTTGCGCACTTCACGGCGCTCTTCTATATACTTTTTACCGCGCTCCGCAACAAGTTCTTTGTTGGCTGCTTTGTATTTTTTAATCCATGCAGTGCGCTGTTCAACAGGATACTCGCTCCATTTCTTTTTCGGCTTACGGCCCTTTGCCGCCTTGGCAGCGCGTTTTGCTATTGTGTCAGGGTGTATATTCTTTTTGTGCCTACGCTCTTCATTTATGCAATCTAAACATTTACGCAAATAGTACTGCTTCACCTTTACAAAACGAAAGGCGGTTAAAGGTTTTGTAACATCACATTTAATACAAGTTTTCATGGCCCAACTTTTAACTTATATTGTCCGTCCCTGTACGCGTCACCTCTTTCCAAACCACTACCCAGACGGTTGAGCTGACCAAGTGCCTCTTGGTACTTCTTCTCGTACTGACCGATCATGTCGGCTTCACCCTTCAGGAAGGTATACGCCTCAACCAAAGTGCCGTACAGCAGTACCGGCGAGTAGCTATCACCCAACCATGTACGACCGTCAGCCGCTACCGTGATTGATTCAGGGTAGTAGTAATAATGCAACTCGACGTTGTACAGGATGTTAGGCGTTGGGCCAAGAATGAAGCTGAGTTCGTCCGTGATGGTGCTAGATATAACAGTCGGGCCAAACAGCGCGTAGTACTTCGGGATACCCGTCTCGTTCGGGTTTGGGTACGCAGCCCGGATGAAGTTCACATCCTTGTTCAGCAGGTACTCGTAGTTACCACTAGCGTCAATTACTGCCATCGAGAAGACCGACAAGAAGTCAGTCGGGCAAGACAAATACTGATTACCACCGGTGGTAACACCCGTGACGTTCTTGCGAAGCGCAGGAATCTGCACCGTGTTGTAAACGCGCTCTTCAGCCTGCTCGATAAAGAAATCAATCTGGTTCGTACCGTCAGACGTGATTACGCCACTACCTGCGACGTTCGTCCACGTGTTTGTGGGGAAGTCGTTCTGCAGGTAGTTCTTGACCGCAGTAAACAGCTCGGTATAAGTCACGGTTCACCTCAACCCATTGGGCCTCGTGCCATTGTGCCCTTGGTAGCCGCGCCGGTACCACGAATCTTGATGCCGGTAGTCTTGGGTGCCTTGAAGTTGCCTTTGCTGATACCCGCAGCTATATTCATCTCGCTCATGTAGTCAGCACCGCTTTGGGTTTTGATCTCAGCCTTTTGTGGTGCTGGTTTGATCTTTTCCATTACTTGCCTCCTTGGTTCTGCACTCGCGCCATGTTGCGACCCAAGCTCTTTAGCATTTCATTAGTCACGCCGCCCTTCGCCATTTTCTTGGCTCCGTGCATACGCTTCTCGTGTCCTTTGACTGCTTTGTCGGCTACCGCCTTCATTGACTTCTTGTCCATGCTTACTCCTAGCTAATTGTTACACTGC